TATTACTAAAATCAAACTGATTACTATTGATATTGAGGTGGCATCTGAAAATGGATTCCCTGATGTTAAAAGTTGTCAAGAAGAACTTTTAACAATCTCTATTCAGGATTATGCCACCAAACAGGTCATTACTTGGGGGGTCAAACCATTCATTAACAAACAGCAGAATGTCACCTATCATCACTGCACAAGTGAGGCAGACCTTCTGGACAAGTTTATCTTTTGGTGGGAAGAATATTCCCCAGAAGTAATTACTGGTTGGAACTGTGACCTTTATGATATTCCATATGTTTATGGAAGACTGTGTAGAGTTCTTGGAAAGAAGGTTGCCAAGCAACTTTCTACTTGGGGTATTGTCACAGAAGATGAGGTTACCATCAAAGGTAGAGTTCATACCAGATGTGATATTGCAGGACTAACTATCCTTGACTATCTTGAATTGTATAGGAAGTTTACTTATACAAACCAAGAGTCATATCGTCTGGACCATATTGTACAAGTAGAACTTGGACAGAAGAAACTGGACCACTCTGAATATGATACCTTCAAGGAATTCTATACAAAGGATTGGCAGAAGTTCGTAGAATACAACATCAAAGACGTGGAACTTGTGGATCGTTTGGAAGACAAGATGAAACTGATTGAGTTGTGTATTACTATGGCATATGACTCAAAAGGAAACTATAATGATGTATTCTTTCAAGTAAGAACTTGGGATTCTATCATCTATAATTATCTGAAAGAAAAGAATATTGTTATTCCTTTTAAGAAAGATACCAAGAAAGATGAGAAGTTTGCTGGTGCCTATGTAAAAGAACCAGTTCCTGGTAAGTATGATTGGGTTGTCAACTTTGACCTTAACTCACTGTATCCTCACCTTCTAATGATGTATAACATCAGTCCAGAAACACTTGTAGAAGAGAGGCATCCAACTGCGTCAGTAGAAAGAATTCTGAATCAATCAGTTGATTTCTCTGACTACAAAGACTATGCAGTTTGTGCTAATGGGTCTATGTACAGAAAAGATATCAGAGGATTTCTTCCTGAACTGATGGAGAAAATGTATAGTGATCGTGTCATCTACAAAAAGAAGATGATTGAAGCAAAACAGCAGTATCAAAAAACTCCAACCAAACAGTTAGAGAAAGAGATTGCAAGGTGCAATAACATTCAGATGGCAAAGAAGATTTCTTTGAACTCTGCTTATGGTGCTGTTGGTAATGAGTATTTTAGATATTTTAAACTTGCTAATGCTGAAGCAGTTACACTATCAGGTCAGGTATCAATTCGTTGGATTGAGAACAAACTCAATCAATACATGAACAAGATTCTAAAAACAAAAGAGGTTGATTATGTTATTGCTGTGGATACTGATTCTGTGTACCTCAACATGGGTCCTTTGGTTGAAACTGTATTCAAGGGAAGAGAGAAAACTACTGAAAGCATTGTCTCGTTCCTTGATAAGGTCTCTCAGGTGGAACTTGAAAAGTATATTGAAGGTTGTTACCAAGAACTGGCGAACTATGTAAATGCATATGCCCAGAAGATGCAGATGAAGCGAGAGAATATTGCTGATCGTGGAATCTGGACTGCCAAGAAAAGATACATTCTGAATGTCTGGGATAGTGAAGGAGTTAGATATGAAACTCCTAAACTTAAAATGATGGGTATTGAAGCAGTCAAGTCTTCTACTCCTGCACCATGTAGGGTAAAGATTAAAGAAGCACTCAATATCATCATGAATAAAACAGAAGATGATTTGATTTCATTTGTAGAAACTTTTAAAAAAGAGTTTTACAATCTTCCACCAGAAGACATTTCTTTTCCAAGATCAGTTAATGAATTGACAAAATATAAATCAGTGGCAACCATTTACCAGTCAGGCACGCCTATTCACACAAGGGGAGCTTTGTTGTATAATCACTATATCAAGGATAAATCTCTGGACTCAAAGTATCCATTAATCAATAATGGGGAGAAGATTAAGTTTTGTTATCTTAAAAAAGCAAATCCAATTAGGGAAAATGTGATTTCATTCATTCAACAATTTCCCAAAGAACTTGGACTTGGTAAATACGTAGACTATGAACTTCAATTTGACAAGAGTTTTATTGAACCACTTAAAAACATTCTGAACTGTATTGATTGGAGAGTGGAAAAAACTAATACATTAGAATCTTTATTTGCATAATTATGGACTTCTTAAAAGATATTGTAAAGGAAATTGGTGGAGAATACACGCAACTGGCAGCAGATATTGATGAGACTGAATCTTATGTTGATACAGGTTCTTACATCTTTAATGCACTGGTTTCAGGTAGCATATTTGGTGGTGTATCTGGGAATAAGATTACTGCTATTGCTGGAGAGTCTTCTACTGGAAAGACTTTCTTTTCTCTCGCTGTGGTTAAGAACTTCCTTAATAATAATCCCGATGGTTATTGTCTCTACTTTGATACTGAAGCTGCTGTAACTAAAACTATCCTTCAGAGTAGAGGACTTGATATCAATAGGATTGTTGTTATTAATGTGGTCACTATTGAAGAGTTTAGAAGTAAGGCACTTAAAGCAGTAGATTTGTATCTAAAAAGGAAAGAGGGTGAACGTAAACCTTGTTTATTTGTTCTTGATTCTCTTGGAATGCTTTCTACAGAAAAAGAAATTGATGATGCACTGAATGAAAAACAAGTTCGTGACATGACCAAATCACAACTTGTCAAAGGTGCATTTAGAATGCTGACTCTGAAACTTGGTCAGGCAAACATTCCTATGATTGTCACCAATCACACCTATGATGTTGTGGGTTCTTATGTTCCTATGAAGGAGATGAGTGGAGGTTCTGGTCTTAAGTATGCAGCATCTACCATCATTTATCTTTCTAAAAAGAAAGAAAAGGATGGCACAGAAGTTGTAGGTAACATCATCAAATGTAAGACTCAAAAGTCAAGGTTAAGTAAAGAAAATAAAGAAGTAGAGGTTCGTTTATTCTATGATGACAGGGGTTTGGATAAGTATTATGGTCTTCTTGACCTTGCAGAAAAATATGAAATTTTTAAGAAGACAGGAACAAGATATGCAGTTCCAGATGGCACAACACAGTTTGGTAAAACAATTATGGATAATCCAGAAAAGTATTTTACTGAAGATGTAATGCAGGCACTTGATGAAGCATCAAAACAAGAATTTAGTTATGGAGTTTGATGGAGAAGATTGAAACCACAATTCTAAAAAATTTATTATTTAATGAAGATTACTGTAGAAAGGTATTACCTTTTATTAGTCCAGAATACTTTGAGAGCTTCCATGAGAAGGTAATCTTTGAAGAGATTGCCAAGTTTGTCATTAATTATGGCAAAATGCCAACGAAGGAAATTATTGGCATTGAAGTAGAAAACAGATCAGACATTAGTGAGGACACATACAAAACTGTTTGTGATACTGTATCTGCATTTGATACTGAACCAGCAGAGGTTAATTGGGTTACAGACACTACTGAAAAGTGGTGTAGAGATCGTGCCATTTATCTGGCACTAATGGAATCTATTAAGGTTGCTGATGGTCAAGACGAAAAGAAGTCTAGGGATTCTATTCCATCTATTCTTGAAAAAGCACTTGCTGTAAGTTTTGACAATCATATTGGACATGACTATCTGAGTGACTATGAAGAAAGATATGCTTCCTACCATCGTAAGGAGGATAAAATCCCATTTGATCTGGAATATTTCAACAAAATCACAAAAGGTGGTATCCCTAATAAGACTCTCAATATCGCTCTGGCTGGGACAGGTGTTGGGAAATCGTTATTCATGTGTCATGTGGCTAGTTCCGTCTTACTGCAAGGCAGGTCCGTTCTCTATATCACACTTGAAATGGCGGAGGAACGAATTGCTGAGAGAATTGATGCGAATCTTTTGAACATCAATATCAAAGATATCATAGATCTTCCCAAGCAAATGTTTGATACCAAGGTAAATAATATTGCTAAGAAGACACAGGGAACTTTGATCATCAAAGAGTATCCAACTGCCTCAGCACATGTAGGTCATTTCAAAGCACTTCTAAATGAACTTGCTCTTAAAAAGTCATTCAGACCTGATATTATTTTCATTGATTACCTTAACATTTGTGCTTCCAGTAGGTATAAGTCAAACTTTTCTGTCAATTCTTATTCTTATGTTAAGGCAATTGCAGAAGAGTTACGTGGATTGGCAGTGGAATTCAATGTTCCCATTGTCTCTGCTACCCAAACCACTAGGAGTGGTTATGGGAACTCTGATGTTGAACTTACTGATACTAGTGAGTCCTTTGGTCTCCCTGCTACTGCTGATCTTATGTTTGCCCTTATTAGTACAGAAGAGTTGGAACAGTTGGGGCAAATTATGGTAAAACAATTGAAGAATAGATACAATGATCCCACTATCAACAAGAGATTTATTGTTGGTATTGATAGGGCAAAGATGCGACTCTATGATTGTGAACAAAAAGCACAGGATGATATTCTTGACTCTGGGCAAGAAGAAGAGTATAATAACGAGGAAGAAACTAAAAAGGACAAATTCGCTGGATTTAAATTCTCATGATTGAAAAAGTTGATTTTAACAAGTATCAAAACTTTGTAGATGCTGTTACCTCAGATGCATCAAAGGACTTTGTAGCATTCTCAGATCGTATTGTAGAGTTGGATCGTAAAGGTGCTAATATTGAACGCCTTCTTACTTCTGGTGTTGGTATCAATGCTGAGGGTGGAGAGTTCCTTGAGATTGTAAAGAAGATGATTTTCCAAGGTAAGCCTTGGAATGAAGATAACAAAGACCACCTGATTACTGAACTTGGTGATCTGATGTGGTATGTGATGCAGGCATGTATTGCACTAGAAGTTCCTATTGATTATGTGGTTTCTAAGAATGTGGATAAACTGATGAAGCGTTATCCTGAGGGTGCTTTTGATGTGTTTTATTCAGAACATCGTGCTGAAGACGATAGATAATTATAAAGGACAAAATGGCAGGAGCAACTTCACTTCAAGAGCAGTGTTCAATTATTGCTATGTATTACGCTATTGATAAAGGTTCTGATACTAGAGCTTTAATGGATTTAGATTTAAAAAATGTTCTTTATAAAACTTATAGAGGTATCAATATAGATTGGTATACTACTTTTCTTGAACA